GGTCCACGCAACCGCAAAAAAACTGTTGAGAATTGTTCTCAGTAATGCGACCTTGGCGGGTCGGTAGGCATAGCATCCCCCGGCTTGTCACATAACCCGTGTCACACGCACGGTAGCCTGTGACAGATGCGACAAGCCTTGTAGGTGCTAATCAATGTGCAGGAGGCGGCCGAGATTCTCGGCTTGAAAAGCCGAGGCAGCATCTACCGCAAGATCAAGTCCGGTGAGCTGTCAACAGTGATGGCCTTGGATGGAACACCACGTCTGCAGCGTGAAGGCATTGAGGAGCGATGGGCTGCAATTACTAGAACCCGCACGGACTCGCCACGGCCCTTGCGGTCTCGTGTGGATCAACCACGGCCAAAGGCAAAGCCAATGGAGTCGCAACCACAGCAGCGCGCTGATGAGCCCCTGCCTGAATACAACGAAAGCCGGGCCCGTTCGGAGTATGAGAAGGCCAACCTGCTTGAGCTGGATCGCAAGACCAAGGAAGGCCAGCTACTCAAGCGTGAGGATGTAGAGCAGGCTTGGAACGCTGCGGTAAACATCACCCGCACCAAGGTGCTGGGTGTGCCCAGCCGGGCTAAGCAGCAGATCCCGCACCTAACCCCAGATGAGGTGGAGGTGGTGAGAGACCTATTGCGAGAGGCCCTGGAGGAGTTGGCTGCTGGGGAGGTAACGGCATGATCACCGCCGACGTTGGCCAGCTGACTAGGCAGATCCTGGCTGGCCTCAAGCCACCGCCCCGCTTGCGGTTGAGCGAGTACGCCGACGAGTTTGCCGTGATGACTGGCAGCGCGGCAGAGAAGGGACGATGGCGGACGCTCCCATACCAGCGGGAGATCCTTGATCAGTTCACCACCCCTGGCGTTGAGATCATCGCCTGCATGAAGTCCGCCCGTGTTGGCTGGACAAAGTGTCTCGGTGTTGTGGTGCAGTATTTCAGCCACCAAGACCCGTGCGAGATCATGATCGTGCAGCCGGTCAAGGAAGACGCCGAGGGCTACAGCAAAGAGGAGATCAAGCCACTCTTTGACGACACGCCTGTGTTGCGTGGGTTGATCAGCGAGTCAAAGGCGCGGAACACCGCAAGCAACACGATCCTGCTTAAGCAGCTCAGCAACGGCGGGCTGATCGACGTGGTGAACGCTGCCAGTGGTCGTGCCTTCCGTAGGAAGTCGCGCAAGGTGGTGCTGTTCGATGAGCCCAGTGCATACCGCCGTATTGATGAGGGCGATCAGATCAAGCTGGGCCGCAACAGGGCTGATTACTACTGGGACCGGAAGGTGGCCATTGGCGGCACGCCGATCTTCCCCAATGACAAGACCCATGAGTGGTTCCTGCGAGGCGATCAGCGCAGATACTTCGTCCCATGCCCCTTTTGCCAAGAGGCTCAAGTGCTGCGGTGGGAGCAGATGCGAAAGGAAGGCGAGGGTGCCGGCCAGTACGAATGCGCCCACTGCGCCGAGCTGATCCCACACAGCAAAAAGCGGTGGATGGTGGAGCGCGGCGAGTGGCGGCCTACTGCTGAATCACAGCAGCCGGGGCTAGTGAGCTTCCACCTCTGGGCCGGGTACAGCTACAGCCCTGCTGCTGACTGGGCAATCCTGGTGCGGGAGCATCAGGAAGCGCTGGAGGCGATGCGCCGGGGAGATCCTGACGCGATGCAGACGTTCCACAACACGGTGCTCGGTGTGCCGTGGGAAGACACGCTGGCGGGCAAGCTCAATGGCGATGGGCTGGCCAAGCGCAGGCAAGATCTCGAGGCCGGCAATGGCTATCCCGTTGGCTCCGTGCCCAATGGCGTGGTGGTCATCACCGCTGGCGTAGACGTGCAGGGCGGTGGCGGCACCGTGGGCGAGCGCCTTGTTGTGACCATCTGGGGATGGGGTCGCGGTGAGGAGGCTTGGCACCTAGGCCACTTTGAGATTGATGGTGACCCGCAGCAGGCAGAGACCTTGGCGCAGCTGGATCAGGTGGCCGAGACCCGCTGGAAGCGTGACGACGGGATCGTGCTGACCATGACCTTGGGTGCAATTGACGATGGCGGCATTGCCACCCAAGAGGTGCGGGAGTGGTGCCGAACAAGGACCGCATCGTGGGTGCCGATGAAGGGCGCGCATCAGAAGGGCAAGGCGCTGATCGGTCGTGGCGCTCCTGTGGACGTGAACCGAAAGAATCAGGCCGTCATGAAGCGCGGCGTGCTGCTCTATCCGCTTGGGTATGACGCCAGCGTCAACCACCTGCAGGGCCGCCTCAGGAACGAACAGCCAGGCCCTGGCTACCTGCACCTTGGCCAAGCCGCTACGGATCAGTTCCTAGACGAGCTGTTCCCATGGAAGCGAATGCCAAGGCGCGACAAAGGCCAGGTCAGCTACCACTGGGTACTGCCCCCTGGCGCCAGGGATGAAGGCGGTGACTGCACGCGAATGGCTTACGCAGCGCTGCAGATCGTCTCCCGCAAATATGCCAGGGCAACGATGTGGGACCAGCTTGAAGCCCAGCTCAGCGCCACTGCCGCCGGCCCAACAACCCAGCCTGCAGCTGCTGTGTCACGTCGGCGGGGCAGCTGGCTAAACCGAGATCGCTAGCTGTGTTCCATAGCCTGATGGCATGGCTAGATTCACGCAAACCCAGCTCGACGAATTGCGTGCAGCGATTGCTGAGGGCGTACTTCGTGTCTCTGCTAATGGGCGGACGGTTGAATACCGAAGCCTGGAGGATATGCGGCGCCTTGAGACAATCATGAGCGCTGAGCTGGAAGCAGCACCTACCACTCCTCGCCGGATCTACGCAGCATTTCGGAGGGCGTGATGGGGAGAAAGGCAAAGGAACTAGAGGGCGCGCTCAAGGAAATCCAGCTTGAGTTGGCCAAGCAGCACCTGCGCTCGTTTGAAGCGGCCAAGGTCAGCCGGCGCACAGACAACTGGGTTGCAGCCAACAAAGGCCCTAACGCGGACTTGAGGCTCGCGCTGAATCGGATTGTCGCCAGGCATCAGGATCTGGTGGATTCCGATCCGTGGGCGTCCAAGGCCATTGCTGTAGTTGTCAACAACTGGGTTGGCGATGGAATTGCTGGCGCCCCGGTCGGTGCAACACGCCGGTTTGCTGATGGCTACCGCGAGTGGTCTGAGAGCACTGACTGCGACTGGAACGGCCAGCACAATTTCTATGGCCTCCAATCGCTGGTGGCCAGAACCGTTGCGGTTCGCGGCAGCTGCCTTGTGCGTCGGCGGTTTGACGAAGGCCTTGTAGCTCGTGGCCTCATGCCATTGCAGCTTCAGGTGCTGGAGCCTGACTACCTCGATTTCAACAAGGACGACGGCGCCAAGATCCGTTTTGGCAAGCAGTACGCCGACAATGGAAAGCTTGAGGGCTACTGGATCCGCCACTCCCATCCCGGCGAAACCGATTGGTCTGCCTCGGTGCGGGCCCAAAGCGACTTTGTAGAGGCATCGGAGATTTGCCATGTCTATGACGTGCGCCGTCCTGGGCAGGCCACTGGCGTCCCATTCGGTGTAGCGGCACTTCTGAAGCTCCGTGATGTAAGTGACCGTGATGCTGCCCAGCTGCTGAAAGACAAGCTGGCCGCTTGCTTCATGGCCTTCGTGTCAGATGCTGACGCTGATTCCCTGGCCGCTGGTGCTGAGCTGCTAGACACCCTTGAGCCAGGTGTGATTGAACAGCTACCGCCCGGCAAGAGCATCACCTTTGCCCAGCCGCCATCGTCTGGCGACTATGTGGCGAATCAGAAGTTTCACCTGCTGTCGATTGCCCAGGCATACGAGATCACTTACGAAGCCCTGACGGGCGACCTTGGCAACGTCAATTTCTCCAGCGGCCGGATGGGTTGGATGGAGATGCGGCGGGCCGTAGCACGCTGGCGCTGGGGGATCATGATCCCGCAACTGCTGAACCGCACCGCCAGCTGGTATCGCGATGCCGCTGCCCTGGCTGGCGTGGGTCGTGCCACAGCACGGTTTGAGTGGACGCCTCCAATTACATGGCTGGTGGATCCCGCTCGTGAGATCCCGGCCTATATCGATGCTGTCCGTGCTGGCTTCATGAGCCTCTCGGAGATCCAGCGGATGCTTGGCTATGTGCCAGAGCTTGTAATCCAGGAGCTGGGTGCTGATCTTGATCGTGCAAGAGCAGCTGGACTGAAGCTCGATGTTGATCTCGCTTCCACTGCTGGCACTGTGAGACCAGTTGATAACAGTGCTCAGTCCATAGCCTGAGGCCATGGAACAACAAATCCAGAGGATGGCGCTTCTGGCGCCAAACAGCTGGGACGAGGAAACTCGCTCGGCAAGCATCGTCATCTCTACGGATGCCGATGTTGGAGATGGGTTCCAGCTGGTGCATACCATCGAGGCAATCCGCTGGCCGGAACGACCGCTGCCAGCGGACTATGACCACCTACGCACTTCAGAGAGTATCTGGGGTGCGGTAACCGATCTCAGTCTGGAGCGCGCTGCTAACGGCACGAATCAGCTGGTCGGGAAGGTGGTTGTCGATGGGCCGCCAGCGGCAATGGATCTTGCGTTGCCACGTCTTCGGACTGGAAGCGCTCGCTTCAGTGTCGATGCTCGTATCTACGCCTGGGCCGAAGCGCCAGACAACTTGCTTATGGCAACCGATTGGTCGCCTCAGCTTGTGAGTCTGGTGGCAGCTGGCCAAGACACGCACGCCGTGATGCGCGGCACAACTTATCCCATGGAAACCCCCATGACCGATGACATTCAGGCCGGGGGTGACCCGGTGATCGAAACTCCTGAAGTGGCTGCTGCTGAGCCCGCCGCTTGCCCTGCTCCTCAGCCCGAGGCTGATGACGCTGTGCAGCGTGCTGCAGCTGAAAAGCTCGAGCTGGTGGTGCGTCGTGCCGCTTCTGAGGCTCGTCTGCCCGAAGACACCGTTCAGCGGATCCTCTCTGAAAACCGTGGCCGCAGCCAAGTGGATGCCATCACGGCCGTAGTGCGTGAACACCGTCTTGCCGTGGAGGCACAGAATCCCGTGAATGCTGGCCACCCTGCTCGCCTGGCTGTAACCCGTGATTCGGGCGACACCGTTGTGCGTGCGTTCAGCGATGAGCTGCACCGCCGTGCCGGCCTAGTGACCGAGCCCACTGAGCTTGGCAAGCAGGCCCTGGGCCTGACCATGCTGGAGATGTGCCGTTCCTACCTCGACTCCCGCGGGATTAACTCGCTGGGCATGTCGAAGAACGAACTGGTGCAGCGTGCATTCCACAGCACCAGCGACTTCCCCAACCTGTTCGCCAACGTTGCGAACAAAACCCTCCTGGCTGCCTACGCCGAGGAGCCCCAGACCTGGCGCCCCCTGGCTCGTCAGCGCAACCTGCCTGACTTCAAGGCAGTGTCTGACCTGCAAATCGCTGGTCAAATCGTCCCCGAGAAAATCCTTGAGGGCGGTGAATACAAGTCCGGCACCCTGACCGAAGGCAAGGCCACCTGGAACCTCGCCACCTACGGCAAGCGGATTGCAGTGACCCGTCAGGCCATCATCAACGATGACCTCGACAGCCTGACCCGCGTGCCCGAGCTGATGGGTCGTGGCTGCCGCCTGCTCGAATCCAACATGGTGTGGGATCTCCTCACCAATGGATCGCTGGGCGCCACCGTGAGCCTGGACGGTAAGGCCCTGTTCCACGCTGATCACACCAACACCATCAGCGGCGCTACCTCCGTGATCGGCATTGCCGGCATGGATGCTGCCAAAACCAAGCTGCGCAAGCAAACCGATCTTGCTGGCAACCGCCTAAACCTCAGTCCCGCCTTTCTGGTGGTGCCTGTGGAGCTGGAAACCACTGCCCTGCAGTTCCTGTATCCCACTGGCTACGCCCCATCCAGCCTTACCGGCTCCAGCGGTCCTAACCCCTTTGCAGCTGGCGTTCAACTGATCGTTGAACCCCGCCTGTCGGACGACTCCACCGCCTACTGGTATCTCTGCTCCACCCCCAACCGGGTGGAGATGGTGACCTTCGGCTACCTCGCTGGCGAGGCTGGCCCGACAATCACCACCACTGAGAAGCGCGACCCTGATGGTGTGGAGCTGCTGGTCCGCATGGACTTCGGCTGCACCCTCAGCGACTATCGCGGCTTTGTGCGCTCGGCTGGCGCCTGATCATTCACCCACTGAGGAGGATTTCTACTCATGAAGAACTACATCTCTGAGGGTGAAAACGTCACCCTTACCGCCCCTTACGCACGCCTGTCGGGCGAGGGGGCCCTGGTCGGCGCACTGTTCGGTGTCGCCTACACCGACCTGGCCAATGGCGAGGAAGGTGCTTTTGCGACTCAGGGGATCTTCACCCTTGCCAAGGCCACTGGTGCTAGCACTGGCGGCAGCCAAGGTGGCAAGGCCTACTGGGTTGCTGGTAGCAAATCCGTAAGCGCTGCCTCCAGCGGCAATACGCTGATCGGCGTGTTTGCTGCAACCTGCGCTGACGGTGACACCACCGCTCAAGTTCGTCTGAACGGGGTGGCAGTCTGATGGGTTGGGCCAGTCGTCACGCACTGCTGGCCCGTGCCGTCAATCGTTCGCTCGGCGGCGTCCCGGTTACCTGGGGCGCCGTTTCTGCTGTGGCAATACTTGAGCAGAACACCGAGATGGTGATCGGCGATCAAGTGCTGAGCGTTGAATATGCCCTGCACAACCTGCCTGCTGCATCATTCAGTGGCATGGCACATGGCGATGCCGTCACTGTCAATAGCGTGAGCTACACGGTACGGCACGCCCCAATGCTGGTTGGTGATGGCCAGTTCTGTGTAGTGGCGCTCAGCCGTGTTTAGGGGCGCTGTAGAAGTGGTCTGCAGACTGTACTCAACAAGACCATCAGGCAATGACTCTGGCCAATTTCATTGGATCTGACGGCAAAGGCCGAACTGTCAGCACAACAGATCCATTGCCCGTCAACATCGGCAGCGCCACGCTGAGCGTGACCGCCGACGGCGTGGAAATCAAAAACGACAGCGGCAACCCCATCCCCTGCAGTGACGCCGGCTCATCCCTGACCGTCGATGGCAAGGCATACCGCGCCGCCGTAGACATCACCCGCCCCGCCAATACCACCGCCTACACCGCGCTGGACGTGATCGGCACCGGCACCGGCGATGACGCGATCATCACGCTCAGCAACATCGGTCCCAGCGCTGGTTTTGTGCTGATCCAGAGCATTGAGCTGGTGATCGGCATCAGCGCCGTGCCCAGTGGCGTGACCGGCTTCCGCCTCCACTTTTACAACGCCAAGCCAAGTGCAGCGGCTGACAACAGCGCCTTTGACTTGGGCAGCGCCGACCGCTCCAAGTACGTGGGCCACATCGACCTACCAACGCCCATTGACCTCGGTAGCACCTGCTTCACGCAGATCGACTACCCCGGCAAGCTGTTCAAGCTCGACACCGCCAGCACCAGCCTGTTCTGCGAGCTGCAGACCATCGGCGGTTTCACTCCCGCCGCCAACAGCGAGGTGTATTCCCTGCGCGTGAAGACGCTGGAGGCGGGCCTGTGAGCTTGGCACTGGCGGTCCGCAAAGCAGCGCTAGCACCGGGGAAGTGGGTGTCGTTTCCCAGTGCATTGTGGCGCCGTGCCAAAGCAGCGCCCAGCCTCGACCTGCGCTTCGCTGATAACAAGTCGCTGATCGATGCGGTCACCGGCCAATCGCTGGTCACCTTCACCCGCGCCAGCAGCGGCACCTACGTGGGCAGCGACGGGCTGATCAAGACCGCGACGACGAACCTGCTGCTGCGGAGTGAGGAGTTTGATACCGGATGGACAGGTAGCGAATCAAATACAACAGTTACCGCAAATACCAATACAGCCCCAAATGGCACGCTAACCGCTGACACCATTGATTTTACAAACGCATCGTCTTATAGGTATCAAGTAGTAAGCAACGCGCCCGCTGGCGCTACATTTACTTTTTCTGTATGGGTTGCTTCTAATACGAAAACACAAACGGTCATTCGTATTGCTGGCACTTCTACAGGTAGTGGCGGGCAACTTGTTGTTAATCTTACGCCAACATTAACTCGATACTCACTTACGGTAACAATTCCAAGCGGAAATACCGCTGCTTTTGTTGGGTTTGAAAACAGAACAGGAGTTGGCGGTGGTAACGGCAGCACCGGAACAATTATTGCCTGGGGCGCCCAACTAGAGGAATCCCCCACCGTCGGCGAATACATCCCCACCACCAGCGTCATCAACTCGGCCCCACGCTTCGACCACAACCCCACGACCGGCGAAAGCCTTGGCCTGCTGGTGGAGGAGCAGAGGACGAATCTGCTGCTGCAGAGTAATGGGTTCGATACGACTTGGACCAACAGCAACAGCAACGAAACAACAGCAGCAGGTACGGCTCCTGACGGTACCAATACCGCATGGAGTTTTACGGATACGGCTGATGTCTCACCTGTTGCACATGAACTACGACAAGCAAACATAGCCGGTACATCTGGTCTTTCGTACACATACAGTGTCTACGCAAAAGCCGGAACACTGCCAGAGCTAATTCTGGCATTGCCTTCTGCAATCTTTGGTGCATCGGCAGCAACCCGGTTCAATCTATCCAATGGGTCGATTACGTCAGCAGGAGGTGGCGTTACTAGTTCCATCGTAAGTGTTGGTGGCGGCTGGTATAGGTTAATGTCAACGGCTACTGCAACAGCTAGCGCAACGAGTAATTATGCATTCCGACTAGGAAATGGGTCAGGTGGCACCTATCAAGGTAACGGCACCGGCACTGTCTTCATCTGGGGCGCCCAACTAGAAGCCGGCGCCTTCCCCACCAGCTACATCCCCACCACCACCGCCACGGCCACCCGCAGTGCAGACGTGGCCAGCATCACGGGGGCGAACTTCAGCAGCTGGTATCGGCAGGATGAGGGGACGGTGTTTTATGACGGAACCGTCTCGCAAGGGCTGGCTGGCTTCCCTTGG